GTTCGGTATTTTCCATTGAATTTTGATGTTGGACCGTTATATCTAAATATTTTTCTATCATTGAAATTATGATTGAACAAACAGAGGTGATAATGAGGCCGGCCCAGTTGTGCGCCATATTCGCCACAACCGTAATAGCGGATTTTATTAGGTTCACAATGTTTTCTTAACCTTTTAATGAAATTTTGTAATTCTGATTTATGTATGGATTGATCTTCGGGGAGATTTTTATCGTCATAGGTGAGAGTAATAAAGCAATTATCTTTATATAAGCTAGACTCGTGGGTACATCGAACGGCCCATTGACGGCTGTATTCTAATTTACATCCAATACACATACCGCAGGGCCTATATGTAGGGGAACCATCTTGACGATATGTTCCTAATGGAAAGTGGCAACCCATTTTTTATAATCTATAGCCACCTCGTTTGATCAGACCGGATTTTCTTTTATTCATTATTACCGGTCTGGCGGTCCGCTTAAATAATTTTTTTGATTTTTTTCTGCTCATTTTTGATCTTTTTCGCATTTTTTAGTTCCTTCATCACATCTTTTAGGGTTGTTTGTGCTATTTGCTCTAATTGTAGCAAGGCTTCTTCTTTTAACTTTCTGTGATTTTTTTGTTTTTGTCTATTTGTTATTGCCAATTTTTTTTTTAGACTGAACACCATTTGGTGTCAGTCCGCACTATTACATCAAGTAGGATAGAGTGCGGCCCTAAAGGGCTATTTTTTTTTGAGGACTTGGGAGCGGCAACAATTTAATCCTTCGGATTGTTGCCTACCACGTATTCTATTTTCTAGGTTATTTTTGCCACCTACCATCGCATTTACGTTCTAAGTTATTACCATAAGTTGTTGTTTTTATTATGTTTTTGATTATATCATATTTTTTATTTTTTTACAATCTACTTTTTGTAATGGTAAGTATAACCTGAGGTTATAGTTGATGGTAAGTGGCCAATTTATTTAGTTATACTTCGGGTGGAGTGTCTACCCGTTCCGGGGGTTTAATATTTTCTCCTTCCTTAACGTGTTCTCCAAGTCCGTCCGTTTCTTCGGTCCACTGACTATCGATCAGTCCCAGTTCTATCGCTTTCGGCCTGTTTGCCGGATTTTCCATGAATTCCAGTAAATTTTTGGGATTATTATTAAATTCTTTTCTGATCTCCGCTGGAAGTTCGTTGAACATTGATTTTGCATTTGCAACTTTGTTTTGCATTGTTTGGAATTCTATTCCTGTCATATCTCCGAATTTTCCTTCGAATTTTGAAACGTGGGATATTAATCCTGTTTTATCGTATTTTTTAATTATTAAGTTTACATCACATTCTTTTTTGTGATGTTGTTCAGTGAAATATATTGGATTTCCTTCCTCATCTTGTTTCCCTGGCCTGGATGAATGTATCCGCATTTCGGCGGATGTTGTGGGCGCTGATGCTTTTCCTATAGTTTCTACATATTGTTTTGACATTTTACCTCCTATTTTACTCTCATTGTGATTGTTAAAAGTTGATTTATATAAGATATCAGACTTCCGAAGGGCCCAGTATATACGTTTTCCATTTTTGAAAGCCTTGCCATCTGCATTTTTAGCGCTGCAGTTTTCTTTTGAATCAACTTTATTTCATCTTCTACTTTTAATCCTTCTACGAATTTTTTATTTGTATCTTGTATAATTTGCCATATTTCCTGCTCCATCTTTACGACTCTTTTAATTAATTCTCTTTCTTGAGCTTTTATTAATCCTTTTTTTGCTCTTTCAACATATGTTTGGGCTATTGTTTTTAATGTTTCGGCTCTAACTTTTTTTATTTCAACTAATTTTTTCTTTGTTTCGGCTATATTTAATCCGGATTGGGTTATATCTTTTGCTCCGGATGCAAATTCATATGATGGAGCTTGCGCCATTGGCGCACTTGCCTTTTGTGCCTGGACTGATTGACCTACGTTAAATCCACCGGAAGCTGCTAATATTGGATTAAGTCCTGCTTGTCGCATATCGGCCATAGTATCTTGATATCTTGTTTTGTATGCACCGTATGATCTTTCAAACTGCATGGCTGATGCTGATTTTTCTCTTTCCCATGCGTCTTTTGCTTTTCGGTCTGCATCTTTTGATTGAAGTATTCCACTCAGGAGTCCAGCTCCTGCGCCGATCACAGCGCCCCAGAATGATTTCCTGTTTATTTCGGATAATTTTGATCTGAACATAATTTTTTATCCTTATTTAATTTGTATGCTTTAATAGTTTGGGCCATAGCCTCAGAAAATGTTGAGTTAGGTATGTTTTTTTCATAGGCAAATATTTTATCTCCGACCAATAATAGATAATCGTCAAAGTGATTGTCGGTCCTGTCAACGACATCCTTTAGAATGTCCCTTATGACCATCTTATAAAACATCTTTGACAAGAGATAACAGAGATCGGGGGAAATGATGTCTTTTTTACCCATGGCTTAGTATTCACCTGCTCTAGATCGTTCAGCTATGGCCCAATTAGAGAGTCGATTTTTTTTAAAAATGGTCGATCATGCCAGGAACGCTATAAGTCGGCATCGGCCTAGTGTGTTTGAAGTTGAAATAGCTATCAAATATGAAATGGGGCTCCGTTGGTGTCGCAATTACCCTATCTACTGGCGGATTTTCTTGAATGAATGTATCATCCAGGGTTGGCAGCGCACCAAACTCTATTCCAAGATGCCACGCATCTAATGTTGCTGCATCATTTGACCGGAATTTTCCTGTAATTTTTGAGGGCTTATATCGCATTTCAGCGAATCTTTCTTGATATCCGAAAACGTCATCGTCCGTCCCTGCTCCTAATGTTGCTGCATCTAAATATATTTCTCTATTTAGTACGGCTTGTTCTCCGAGCATGGCCAGGGAAGGCCAATATACATCATAACGGGTTTGATAATCGAACATTCGTTCTATTCCTTCTTGATATGTTAGATCGGCTCGAACGTTTACCAGTCCTATTACTATACAATGCTCGGTGAATGATTTTGAAAAGCCATGACCTCTAAAGGCTGATGTGCCGATCGCTCCGAGTTCTCCAGGTGAAGAATCTGTCCTGGCGACCGGATTTATATTTACAGGGGATGTTCCTCCGCCAAGATATTCGGGTCTTTGTAGCCTTGCGTCATCTGATGTTACCCCGAAATGAGATTTAATTATCTCAATATATCTGGAACCGGACCTGGCATCTCTTTCGAGTAGCCTTTGAACCTGTACGGCTTGTCGTAATTCGTTTACTGTTGATGCTGTTGCTGAAGATAGATCAGTCTCGAGTGCAGTGTCAGCCCAAACAGCTGTTGTGTCGGCTGATGTTACGCTAGGATCCCATTTTGCATCAGTTGAAGTGTTTATTGATGCTAAGTTGTGAGTGCCTCCGCCTACTGTCCAAGTTGGAAGTCCTGTACCTTCCGATATTACTGGCGCTACCGTTCCCAGGCTTAATTGAACGGAATCTCCTTTTTGTAAGAATGGCAGACAGCTTGTAAAATAATCGTGTCTTTTTCCACGTCTTAAAAGCGTATAATTTGAGGCAGTGTCCGGTCCGTCATCTTTATCGACTGTAACGGAATCTTGTAAGTTTTGATCTCTAAACCATTCGTTCCATATTAAGTTGTAAGCTCTTGCGTGAAGATTATTTATATCGTAGTTGGCTGCAATTTTTGTAGGCAGACCGAAATAATCATATAATGTTTCGTTTGATACATTGTTTAATGTTGTTTGAGGTATTGAATAGGAAATACTGTCTCCAGGGTCTATTTGCTCTCCGCAAAATTTTGTCCAGTTATCCCAAATTAGCCGAATTGGTACGGCAAAGAAGAATGTATCCATAGCCATATTATCCATAATTGGGTATGTTGGAGTGGCCAGCCTTGCGAATCCAGTTAGATTACATTGCATCGAATCACCCGGGACCGCAAGATCAACGAATATAGGTACTAGATAACCTGCATCGAATGTAGTTTTATAACCGTGTGATCGGTTAAATGTTGAACGTGGGATTGATATCCCTGGCACTTCGCTAAATCTATGCTCCATTACTGATTTCATATTGTTCTACCTCCTATGGTAATTGTTTGCCTTCGAGAAGTACTTCCGAAAATTGTTCTACTTTTCCAGTTTGTATGTCAAATGAACCGACTTTATGCAATTCGAATTCATCTTTGAATAGTTTTAAGGGGGATTGTTTTTCCTCCATCATTAATAGATATCGTCTTTTTGCATATATGTCTGTTACTGCAAAGTACGGATTATCATAGTATCCTGACTTTTTATCGAATATTCCGTATAAATATATTACGTCCATTCTATCCCCCTTTTTAATGTTTTAGTTACGTTTTTCCTGTATTTTTCAAGATGATATCCGCGCATTGTATTTGCTATTTTTTCATCTCGTTTAATTGCGTTTTTAATTCTTTTTTGTTTTATTTCTTCAAATTTTTCTTTATCTATTTTTTCCATTATTGAATCATAAAACCTTGATGGGCGCATCTTTACGCCGTTTAATGTATGATAATCTTTTGGATATACATCTGTTAGGTATTTTTTTAACCATTCGGTACCTATTCCAGGTCGCCTTGACATTAATGCGAATTCTGGTTGTTTTTCTTTATAGTGATCTGATTGCCATTTGCCGGTAATTTTTTTAGTACAGTACCTTGCGGTGTATCCGGCCGACTCAAACGACATATCTCCGATTGTGCTGAATCCTTTTCGCCAGATTTTTGATAGGTCTTTCGATATATACAGACTATGATTGTTTCCTGTTCGGTATTTTCCATTGAATTTTGATGTTGGACCGTTATATCTAAATATTTTTCTATCATTGAAATTATGATTGAACAAACAGAGGTGATAATGAGGC